CGCCGTAATGCCGTTGAAGAGGATATGCGCGAGACTATTGCGCATCTCAACGCCCCACTCCACGACAATCATCCGATTCTCGGCATCACCGATGCGAGCCATCAGATACTGGCGGAACGCACGGAAGTACGCGACTGCGGCGTAATCAGGGTCGATGAGCAACCCGATGTCCGACGCAACCCAACGAGACGGCAGAGCTTTCACCCTACCGAAATCCGTCGCGAAAATATCGACGGTTGACACAACTTCGGTCTTGCCGACCAAGACTTGAGTGGTGGAACGTCCAATAAAGGTCGAAGCTGTCCGCTTCGGCCCTGGAGGCAGAATCCACATCGTGGGCGACGCACCGTTGGTATATGCTTGTTGCATCGCATCGTTCAGCATCGCTTCCGTAAGCTGAACGGGAGTCCCCGGAACCGGGAACGGATCGGTCGAGAGGATTGGAATACCCGTCGTCACAGTTCCCGGCGCGATCGCAGCGGCGGGATTGCCCGATTTGTCAACGGCTCGCGCTACCCAATGGGAAAACCCTTCAGTAACGCGGGCAACGGGAGTCGTCGCGTCCGAACCATCGTTGCGCGGCTGGCGCGAGCATAGCATAACTTCCATGTCCGACTTGAGGACTTTGGCAGCCATTGCCATCTGGTGCGCCATTTCAGAACCCTTGCCCGCCGCATCGGACTCTTCTTGAGTGCCCGAAACAGTGGCATCGCGTTCCGAAATTTGGGTGCAGTTATTGACCCGAACAGTTGGCGTTCCAACCGAGGGCGAAAGTTGAAAGCCTTCGACCTGGGCGTTTGCCGCGTTGACTAGCGGAAGATGTTCAGTCTGCCAGTCAAAGATTCGGTTCTTGACGTTGCGCCGCCGAATAGCCGACATAACCGGCGTATCGAACGGATCGATATTGTAGATGGCGTTCGACAAATCTTCGCGATTCGCCGTCGCCTGATACGTAGTAAAGGCGTTGGTAACTTTGGCCATGTTGATCCCTCATCGGATTATCTTCTCGAAGACCGAGGCCGCATCGTCTAAGCGACCTGATTTAGCCAATCGGCTCTGGGCTTCGTCGATATTCCGGCGTCCCGCGTTCCCTATTCGGGGTGCGGAACCGGGTGTCAACGCTCTGCCTTTTCCGGGGACAACCGCTCTTGGTTTTGCCGCCATCAACCGGTCGTATTTGCTTGCCTTCCGGAGAACACTGAGCATTCGCGAATCGTATACTGTCGCGACCTCTTGTTCCGTGAAACCATGCGACATGGCTGTTCGCCGCATCGAATTGATTTCCTTCCGGAGGGAAGCCTCGTCAGGGATCTTATTGTCCATGACGAACCTCGCGAATTGATCCTTCGCGTAGGTTTCCGTGACGCGGGCTTGTTCTGCCGCCCGCTCTTGCATCGCCGCCGCTCTTTGCTGCCGCAGCATGTTTAGTTTTTGGTCCACCGCCTCATATTGTTTTCGAAGCATATGGGCCGATTTGGGGTCCCTTGTGAACTCCTCGTCCCAGTTCGGCTGTTGCGGGATAAGCGTAAGAATTTCCTGCTCTAATGCCGCGTTCTGGTTTATGTAATGGTCACGGGCCTGCGCGACTCTTTGCGCTTCGGCCATGACTGTCTGAGAAGCTTCGTTTACTTTATTCATCCGCTGATGGAACGTCTCGGTGCGGATGTACCCTTCTAACGCTTGCTTTAGGGAAACCTCCATTGGTTTCCCATCTACGACTACCTCATACCTTTCGGTGTCTTGCTCGGCGTCCCCGTCGGGCAACTGCTCCCCGCCCTCGGTCTCCCCGTCGCCGTCTGGAAGTATCCCTTCACCTTGTGACTCGGACTCGTCGTCACCGTCCCCTTGCCTACCCGTTTCACCGAAGTGTCCGTCGTCGGCGGAGGCATCGTCGCGTCCCGCTTCATCGGAGCGAGAACGTTGGCGACCCTGCCTTTCATTTTGGGAGGACGTTTTGCCGGATCGTGTGGAAGTCGATCCATCTTCGAAGGGGTCGCCATTCGCTCTCTCCTCTTGGCGACGCATACGAGCGTCTTCGCCACCATCTCTGGTGTCGCCAAACTCGTCGCCTTCAGTCTGACGCTCGGAGAACAAAGGCTCGGGCCTGGAACGCGCCTCAGCAAATCGGCCAGCTTGGTCACGGGTTTGGACACGCTCAGTACTTTCGAGAGCGTTTCGAAACGCACCAGCAGCTTGATCAATTCCCTCGGGCATTCTTTAAGGCCATCTTATAATCATTGATGAGGATTGCTAACTCAGTAGCAAGGCCTTCTAGGGCGATAATTCTAGCACACAGCCGCGCGCCTGTCAAGTCCCCGCCACCGTTCTCCAGGAGTTCCTGGAACCATCGTTTCCTAAGCTCCAACGTCGCCCATTGAAATGCCTTATTCTCAAGCAGCGCCTTAGCCAGCTCAGCGCGCTCGCGGATAGGCTCAATATCCGGTTTCTGAGGCGGATCAGGGATACTCATCCTCCCCAACCCCAGTTCTGATCGCTCCGATCCTGCGCCGCCCTGATATGCGCCATTATGCTGGGATCAGTTGGAATATAATTGGGATCCGACATAGGCGTTGTCGGCAATTTTTGATTAAAAAAGCCGGGCATATTTATTCTCCAGCCGTCGGTTTCGCCGCCTCCATCGCTATTCTCTCCCGCTCAATCTGGCCCTTCTGCAACTCTTGGATGTGTTCGAGAGCGAGCTTCTGGCGTTCAATTTCCAGCTTTTGCTGATCATAATCTGCTTTCTGCTCGAGCTGCGCTCGCTGCAGCAGAGCGGTAGCATTGTTCTTGTCCGTCTCGATATGTTGCTGGCCAATTTTCGCGGCAGCGTCCGCCTTGACTTTCTCGTATTGCGCTTTGGAAGCAACCGTCATCGGATCGGGTTCCTTCGGCGCAGATTGCATAGCTTGCAGCGTTTGCGGGTCCGGCATCTTGAAGTATCGGCTCACATTCTTGATGTTGAGCATCTCCAACATGTCCGTAACCGTATTCAACATTTCGGGGATTCCACATATCGGATTATTCAACCCCATCTGACTGACCAACGTCTGCTGATCCTGCTTGATCTGCGTGAGCGCCATCATCCGCGTAACATCGGTGCCCTTGCCAAGGGTTGGATTAACCTCGACGTTCATCGTTGCATCATAAGTACTCGGGTCGAATTGCTGGAAGCTTCCGTTGACCCGGAGAATCCGCGGTGGGTTCGGGTTCTCACAAATTTCACAGAATAGACCCTGGAACAGGTCCTTAAATCCCGTCTCCGCGAGAACCCTAGCCACCAACTCGATGCGTTCCTGAGCACCGGAGATGATTGCATCAACGCCAATCATGGTCGAAGACTGCAATGCCTTAGGGTCAAGACCCTTTGCCGCATCGGAGAGGCCGGTTCGTCGCTGCAACACTTCGTTAAGCTGCTGAATAATCGGAAGGACTTGCTGCCCGACGAATGGAGTCTGAGTGTAAGACACAGCGGTTGCTGGATCGCCGCGCGTCCGAATGATAGCGCCCAAATCATCATTCATTGCATCGTCGAGATTCGTCATCAATTCATTGACGGTCATCTTCGGATTGATCGACTCCGCCAGCGAATCCAACATGCCACGGAACATATTTGACTTGATCCGCTGAATATCGAGCGTTAGATCAGCAATACTATCCCCAACGATAGTGTGACTAATAGGATCAACGCTAAAGCAGGCGAACTTAGCGCGGTTTGCAGACTCGTCATTGACGATGTGATGATCTTCACCCATCGTACAAATATATCTAAGCTGAGTCGAACCGTTGCCTTCACGATCAACCCAAATATACCATTCCCCATACATCACCCCATCGCCAATACGAGTCGACATTCCGCGACCTTCATTACGGAGTTGAGCCTCCATCGTGAAGTTGTGAATATCCTGCGTCTGAATATAGTTGGCGCACATATCGCGGTCATAACCCATCGCGACCAATTCATCGATGTAAACGATGCGCTCGTGGCCAATGATGCGAGAGCGAGACAAGCTCCTCGCGTAACGATCAAGGCGCATCTCCTCTGGTGGAACGCCCGCTACTTTGATGATCGGTTTCGAAACAGTGAACTCAATAACCACCTGAGGAAATAGGCCAGTTTGGCGATCAACCGGATCCGCCTGGACAACCCTCGCTCCGGGGGACTCTTGGAGTAACAGTTGAACCTGCATCTGATTAACGTTGACGAATGTCTTGTAAGCTGTCTGAACATTGTCATCGGTCCACCACTTCACGAAGCCCGTCTTAACCGTCATCGCGTCTTTGAATGCGCCGTAAAGGATCAGGAATCCCGGATTGTCCTGCCAGAACGTGTAATTCACGTAGTTCGTAGCCTGTTCGGCGATCGCGATTTCCTGCTCAGTGCGCGGAATGATCGTAATGACATTCTCCGACGCAGCGAATATGCGGATGAGAGAGGGGAGGATGCTAAGAATCGCATCGCGAACATCGGTAGACACAAACGTTGACTTGTTTAGCGTCGCCGAATTATAGCGATCATTCAGGATATCACCGAATGTCAAATTCGGATCGGTCAGAATGCTCGAAGTCTCTTCCGGAGGCAAGCTCCCGATGCTTGGAAGCATCCCGTAATAATACTTCTGCGCCTCATCGCGATATTTCGCGAGCACGGAGTTCTCGTAGTCTCTCGTGTCGTTGATCAGCGAATCGATGAATTGTTGGTACGAATCGGGATCGCCAGGATCGTACTGCGAAGCTGTTCCCTGATCCTTGAAGGTATAGAACAGACGCTCCATACCCCCAGCGGCTTGCTGCGTGTAAGACATATCGTTATCCTACCATCTGGAA